CGCCAATCCAGGGTTGATGGAATAGGAAGTGGTGGCGAAGGCAACAGAACCTAAGACATCTGCCACAAATTCGCGATGAAAGATAAGTATATCTCCATTCAGAGCACGGGTGATTTTTGGTTTACCACCCCTTCTAACACTACCTTGGGCAACGGGTGCAAAAACTTGCTGCCCACCGCCAATTGACAGGTTAGGAAACGCAAAATTTAGACTTTTGCGATTGTTTCGTTTTTTGTTTTTGGGTTTGCTCTTAACATTTCGATTTGCATTCCCAGAGCGGGAGGCTTGCAAAGATTGAGATTTTTGAGAGGAAGACATGATAGTATGGTTTCCCTAAAGGTAACGCTCATAGAACGCTGCACGTTCATCGCGCCAGGGGTTAGTGCACCAACTCACTGACAGAGCTTCGTCACCTGAAATGCGGATATCCCATTGATCTAAAGCTTCCTCCATCTCAACCTGCTGTTCGGGTGCAACTCCAAAAGCCACAGCGAAGGAGTCACGAGCACACTTAGTGATCTCAGTGGGCCTCAACTTCTGCAAATGCTTAAGATGGAATTGCTTCAACTGTTTGTCATAAACCTTCCCACAACCAATCGATTTTGATTCTCGAATTGCTCTAATGGCGAGTGAGGATTCCATAAATGGACCTCTCACAAGTGGGGGGGTCCCATCGGCAGCACGGATGATCGCTAAGGCGTATGCCTGGAGCACAGGCACACCCAGATTCAAAATCAATTCGCACAGACCGAGGGCAGACAATAGTCGCTTCCTCGAACGAAGGTCACACTTCCACTTTGAGCCGGTTAAATCACAACTCATAGTTTTATAAGGGTCACGCACAAACTTCCATTTACCGGAGAGATACTCAACGGGGCAAGCCTGGCACCATTTGACACCTGGGAGTGTTGTGGAAATATTTTCAATCTTGACCTCATGTCCATAAGAAAGAAAAATTTCCGAGCAGCAGTCGCGAACAAGGGCTAAATGTTCAGACTCGACGATGACCAAACAGTCATCACCGTCATCCAAACAATCCCAATGCTTGATTCCAAGCTTACTGAACAGAGAGATGACCATCACAATCATGATGATACAATTACCCAGGGCGGTGTTCATATCCCCAGACATTCGCTTACCTCTTGTGACATAAGACCAACCACTCTTAGTAAAGCAGCGGTTATCTAATTGTAACGAAAGAAGCCAAGCAAAATGGGGATCTGGACAACAACCCAGGTAAACTGAGTGTTCAATTTGGAGTAGTTCGCGACTACAATGTTGGTCAAATCTCGACATGTCAAGCGAGAAAATGACAGGGGCAGAAAAGGCGGTAAGCTTTTGTTTAAGAAGCTTAGCTCTTTGAACCTGATTCAGCCCTTTACCGATCATGCGGGAAGGTGGTAGGCCTACCGAAGCATCACCGGTGAGGAGGTAGAGATGCTCTTCTATCGGTTTAAGAAACCTGGCAATCTCTACGCAGTAGCGTGGATCCCGAAACTGGATCGCTCTTGGGTCTGGATTTTCTTTAACAGGAGAGAGACGCTCATCCTTGATAAACATGGTGATTCCGGCATCTTTCGCACTAAAACCACCCTCCAGCACCTTACGCACTGCCTCCTCATACCTACGACGCTTAGCTCCTGAGTAGAGTTTAGGCAACGAATCATAT